TTGCATAATTATTTTTTGCAACTTTTTTATTTGCTCGGCAGGTATCTACTCTACCATGCCTGGTCGCAAATACGTCCCTAAACGGGGTGCTGGTCGCAAGTTCACTGCGTCAAGCGCAGCTCTGCTTGCGGCTCGGGCAGCCAGAACTGCCGCTCGCGAAGTCGTCGCTCAGATGCCTGCCCGTGGCAAGGGCTCTATGCGACGCTATGGTGGGATGGCTGGCACGGCTATTGGTGCTAAACTTGGCGGGCCTGTTGGCGCCAAGATCGGACGCACGCTTGGCCGTGGTGCCGCTGGTCTTTTCAGCAAGATCATCGGCAAAGGTGCTTACACCGTTCGCACCAACACTATCACGAACCCTGGTTCGTACGTGATGGATGGCATTGATCAAGTGCCCTTGATGCACAACGATGCTGGTACAACGCGGATTCGCCACCGCGAGTACATCACCGATGTGTTCTCTACTGAGGACTTTACTAATCTCACTTTCGACATACAGCCTACGAACCCGCAGCTGTTTCCTTGGCTGTCTGCCGCTGCTCAGAACTACGAGCAGCACAAGTGGTTGGGCCTCGTGTTTGAGTTCAAAAGCCTTTCGGCTAATGCACTCACCTCGGCGAATACTGGTTTGGGGTCTGTGTCGCTCGCGACTCAGTACAACGCGCTCAACAGCCCGTTTGTGAACAAGCAGGAGCTGTTGAACTACCAGTTTGCTTCTTCTGTGAAGCCTGCTGATTCGATGCTACACCCTGTCGAGTGCGATCCGAATCAGACTCCGAACCAACCGCTTTACATGCGTATTGGTTCTCAGGCTGCTGGCGATGCTCGCCTGTTCAACATTGGCACGTTGAACCTTGTGACCCAAGGAATGCAATCCGACGGTGCTACCATCGGAGAGCTCTGGGTCACCTATGACATTCTTTGCATCAAGCCGCGGATCTCATCCGGGCTTGGTCTTGGCCTCCGGTCTGCGTTCTACAAGTACACTGGTGACGCGACCTCTGGCTTTCGTGTTGGCGACAGCGCGCCTATCGGCTCAACTGCTGTCGCAACTTTCGACTCTATCGGTGTGGAATTCAAGTACACCGCAATCGCACCAGGACTACTGTCCTGCAAGGTGTCGCTGCCACTTGGCTCAGAAGGGCTGTTCTTGATTCAAAACACCTACTTTGGTGACGGCACCGCTTTCGCTGCCATGCAGGCGATCGGGACCATCACCTACACGAACATGTCTGTTCGTTCTGTTCTCTACAACGTTACGCCCGTCAATCCTGGCGGGACGTCCAACGTTGGAATCAATCCTACGGCTTCGAACACGACAACGTTCTCAATGGACAACATTGTTTCCGTGCCGAATCCTAACTTGGTGGCTTCATTCGAGTACGTCGCCGGCACCGGGTGGTCCATGGGCCCGGCTGCCTCCCTCGACTACTCCGAATGTGGGAACTTGTTGATCTGCCAGCTCAACAACTTGATTGCGCCGTCGGCTGTGACTGCGGCTACGCCTGGCCACTTTGCCTACCGACCGGCTCTTGAGGAAAAGGCTGAACACCCTCACCTTGACAAGGTTCCGGGTGTTGTGATTCGTCACTTCCCTGCTCCGCAAGAGGAAGACGACGACTCCACGTTTGAAGGTGTCGACGTTCCTCCTCCACCTGTGGAAAAAAGAGCAAAGCCCACCAAAACTGGCCGTTTGATGGGCTAAAGCTCTCTCCGCTACCGCTCCGCGCCTAACGCTCCTGCTGGCGCGCAAATATTTTTGCATTTTTTATTTTTTGTTTGCATAGGTATACCTCTGTGCAAACCACGTAGTTATGGCTAACTCCCGTGCTGATGACAACAAGCGTCACCGCGCTTATGTCTTCACCGCTTGGCCGACCTTCTTCTCGAAGCTCAACAAGCGCGAAATTCACAGTTTCGAATGGCTGGATAACCATGTCTACGACAACATTCTGGATGATGTCAAATATCTCGTTGTTGGTCGAGAGATTTGTCCCGAGACCGGGAAAAAACATCACCAGGGTTATGTAATCTGGAAAAACGGAAAGACCAAGCAGGCTACCTGCAGGCTCCTTCCTGAAGCTACTCGCGTAGACGTGCAACGCGCCGATGATGATCATGACGCTGCACGCTACTGCTGGAAAGATAATGATCTTGTGGTTGAAGCGGGCTCTCGCCCGGCTCCCGGCTCTCGAACTGACATTCGCAGCGTGCGTGCGCTGGTCAAAGCCGGGAATGGTATGAAGGCTGTCACCGAGGCGACCGAATCATACCAAGCGCTTCGTACCGCGGAAATCATGCTCCGCTATCACGAACCTGTTAGAACTTGGAAACCTGAGGTTTTCTGGTACTGGGGCGCTCCTGGTACCGGCAAGACTAAGCTTGCGCGTAAGCAAGCCGGTAGAGACGCCTGGATCTCTGGCCGTTCGCTCTTGTGGTGGCACGACTACGATGCTCACGAGAACATCATTATCGACGACTTTCGCGATACATTCTGTTCCTTCCAAGAACTTCTTCGAATCTTGGACCGCGAGGCCTACTCGCTTGAAATCAAAGGATCGTTTCGTCAACTTCTTGCGAAACGTATCTGGATCACGTCGTGCAAGCCTCCGCAATCTGTTTACAACACTCGTGAAGACACCGATCAGCTGCTACGGCGCATTGATCGTGTCGTTCACTTCGAACCTTCGGTTAAGCATTTGCCACTGGCAAAGCCTGCTACCTATCGGTGTGTTGACGGCGAGATGATCCTCGACGAGGACTCGCCTGAAGACCGCATCGGAGACTGGGGTCTCGACGCGTCTTGTCTGCTTGCTGACTCTCCTCAAGACGAGCTGGAGGAGGTCAAGCATGGTGGTGTGGTTTTGCCCAGCGACGACGATGCCGACGTCGCGGCGCAAAATGCGGAAAGGGTGGCAGAGCTGCAAGACAAGCTTCGCACTCTGCGTCAACATGTCGACGCTGCCACCTCGAATTTAAAATTCGGTTTCCCTACACAGGGGTCTGGGGTAGTATCCCGGGCTGCGCCCGGCCCAGACCAGCCTGCTACGGGGGAGGGTGTGATGACTGCAGATGACTTCGACTGCCTCGAAGCCATGCTGAGCGATTTACTTTGAAATCGCAAAAAACTTTTTTGGTGTCCCGCGGTGTATGGTGGATAAACGTCCCTTCGTTTTCCACCCAAAGACCCGCGGCAACACTGTGTGCGTGTGGACGGGCCTTCGGCCCGTCCTGATGGACCGGGTGTTTCTGCGAGGCTTAAGTGTGCCCCACTACGGTCCAGTTATGGTACGTACACATTGTGTACTTTAGTTACCATTTTGTGTATACTTTTGAGTATATTTTGAGGGGACACAAAGTGTACACTTTGTTACCATTTTGTGTACATAAGTTACCATTTTGTGTATCATTTTGAGTATGTTTTGAGTATCCCTCGCGGGGTACACAAAATGATAAAAAAGTGTACACTTTGTGTATGTGCCCGTATGTTTTGGTGCAGGACTGCACACAAATACATACTACATAATATATTATGTGCACATCGAGGCATTCGCCTCGCTTTAACGCGTGGGGGAGTCACTACGTGACCCCCACGTCTAAGGCGCATACGGGTCACCCCGACGAATGCACCTTCTATAAAATGTTGTTTACATTTGTGTTTGTATGTTGCATAATTATTTTTTGCAACTTTTTTATTTGCTCGGCAGGTATCTACTCTACCATGCCTGGTCGCAAATACGTCCCTAAACGGGGTGCTGGTCGCAAGTTCACTGCGTCAAGCGCAGCT